TTTTTAATGACTTCTTTGATTTGTTGGCTTATTTTGTATCTTAATGTTTGAGTTACATCATATTCTGGATTCTCAATAAGGTTTCCATCATCATCTTCAATATATGGCTCTTCTTCATAGTCTAAGAAGTCTCCAGTTACTGTTACTGCAAATCTTGGCATTCCATTATTTTCAAAGAAGCTTATATTATACTTTGTAGCAGATAAATCTCCTTTAATAGATAATATTGAACCTACGATTTTAGCCCTACCATAATAACTTGATGATGGATTGTATTCATTAATCCATAACACTTCATTAGCTTTCTCTTCAGGGCTTAAACTATTGTATGGATAGAATTCACCCGTATCTGCATGAACATCAACAAGGTTTCCTTTTTCATCATAATTCTTACCATAAATAACATACCATACCTCTTTACCCGCATAATCCATAAATTGTACTCTTTTCATATCTGAATGTCTACGCAATCTATGAGCAGGAATATGCACCAATCTTTCAGGCAATGATTTACTGGTAGATTCTCTTATCACTTCCAATGCACCATAACCTATAGTACGGCGGTCATAATTCATCTTGAAAATATGTCTGTTAATGGATGGTTCGCAGTTATTCAAGAAGTTTAATGCAGTTTCTTTTTGGGATTCACTTTCGCCTTGGCCTTCAATTGGATTTAATGTGAATGTTAATCCAGATGCATCTGTTGCTACTGCATTTACACATGCCTCATGATAAGTGTTTAAATCCAATAATTCCACTAAGTCATTTGGATTATATTTTGGATCTACTAATTGTTTACCTACCATGAAACCTTTTTCAGGCACTTGCTTACTTCCAGTTTCTGGGTCGACATCTGCTTTAATAGAATATTTATTCAATTCCAAATCATCAATGACTTTATATTCACCAGAATTAACATCTTCAGTTACTATAAATGATTCACTTTTCTTTTTTTTCATAAATATCACGCATTAACTTTACTTTTTGGTTTACGCCAAAACCTAGCAGAACCTGTGCATGCATCTGCAATATCGTCTGCTTTACCCTCTTGGCCTGTGAATGCTACAAGATGGTCTATGATTTTCATATTCCAATCACCTTTTAACCAGTATACAGCACCATCCTCTGCAAGGGCCTCTAAATCGAAACTTCTTACATTTTTCTTTAGTTTCACTTTATCTGGACGGATGTTGTATCCTTTGAATTTTCTGTTATGACGGAATTTGTTGATTAAAAGTTTACTTGCTGCTCCAGGTTCTTGCTCAATACGAATCTTAACTCTTTTACCATCTTTCTTACCTATTCTTTCAAATGTTGACAATACTTTTCTTGGAGTGAATTTGCCTGAAACCAGGTTTAAGATGTATAGATTCTCTCCATCGTATCCTGTTAGTACACCTGCGGTTGCATCTCCGTCATCTCCACTTGCACCAAAATCCCAGTATCTGAGTTTAGGTAAGTCTTTAGGAATTTCTTCACGTGTTAATTGATTATAGATTTTGTTGGTGGATTCATCCATGAACCATTCTCTTTTGAAGATGTTTCCTTCTCTTTCTACTGGTGTTCCTTGGTAAATCGCATTGAATAGGTAGCTACCCATTGCTCTTTTTTCTGCCATTAGCCATTCGTAGCTTCTTTGCTCTTCCCATAAGACTTCCCCTACTTGTCTGTGTAGTATGTCTTTGGATGTATCTGTACATACAGCTTCAATATTTAAGTCTACCCATGTGTTTGGGTCGATTGTTCCACCATTTCTAAGAATTTCAAAGGCTTCTACAGCATCAATTGTAGGTTCAGTACTACGAATAATCCCATGTAAATCATTCAAATGCAACCTTTGAGCAATCACAATCATAATAGGAGGTTTACCATCACTTCTTTTTTCTAGCCTTGATTTAGCTGTAGCACCAAACCAATCTTTTAGTTTTTGTTGTTTCACCTGACTTTCAGCATCTGCAATATTCTTAATTGGATCATCCACAACAAACAAACCTGCACCAAAACCTAATATAGAACCTCCTGCCCCTACTGCCAACATTTGCCCACGATAAGGATGTTGTAAATGAAACTTGTTTTTAGCTTTACTATCAGTAGACAATGCAATATCTTTATGTGGAGATAAATGGCCATAATGGTTGATTATATTTTTAACTTGACCGCCAAATTCAGATGCCAATCCTTGACTATAACATGACAATATAACTTTATCATTCGGATTATTGGCTAAAAAATAAGAAATGAAATTTTTACTGATTAATGTTGATTTCCCATGACGGCTAGGAACACCTAACAATATTTTTGAGACTTTGCCTTCAATAGCCCAGTATAATAAATCAAGTATAGGTCCATCGAATCGTCTAGGTAACCAGAATTGACGGTCATTTATTTGGAAACTCCAATCTAAAAGACTTATTCCAGTATTGTTAGTGTTGTTATTCTGAGCTACTGCTGTTGTTGTCATTATCAACACCCATTAATTCTTGCATTAATGCTTTATCTCTTTCGTGGAGTTTTTCATAATCAATGTTTACTTCCGAAGTAGTTTCAATATTAGCATTCGCTTCTACAGCAGCCTCAACTTCAGCTTTAATTTTAGTAACATCATCTTCAATATATTGAATTAATGTATCTGCAACATTTTTATTTGCTTTTGTAGCTGCCTCAGATTTACCTGGTGTATAAGTACCATTAATAACCTCTTTTTTAACAACTTTCTTATTTTCCTTAGCAAGATAAATAGTATCTTTAGTTAATTCAATAATGGCTTCAGCCACAATAAGTTTAACATCTTCTTTCCTATCAGAAAACAACTCTTTCCTAAACGAGGACTTACGCTCTTTCCAAGTATACTTAACATCAGCTTTACAATTCCTACCATTAGACCATTGATAAATTATATATTTAGGAGGTTTACCATTTTTAATGTCATGTGCATCAAATTCAAATACTCCTTTGTATGTATCCTGAAGTATCTTCTCATATTTGCTGACAGTTTGATGACAGTTTGATGACACTATTTTATTAAAAGCATACTCTAAAAAGTCAACATATTCTCTAAGATTCCCTGGAAAAATAAAAAAAGGTTGTAAGTAGCACCATTCTCTATCTACTTCTCCTTCTTGAGGTTCGTGTATGTTTTCAGACCATGCTAATATTACCATTTATATCATCTTTTTTAGTTCATATGTGTTAGTAAGAATACTAATGCTGAGATGGTTACTGCTAATGCTGATAATGTTATTCCTAGCATCCATCTTACTGTTGAGAGTTCACTTTCTATTGATGTTACTCTATTGTTTAGGTCATTATCCCCCATTATTGATTTCATTTGCATGTTGTTGACCGTTTCAATGAGAGTATCTAATTTATCTGCCATTTTTTGTTGGTCATCAAGTATTTGGTCTATTTTTTCTTTTTTGAATTGAATTTCAGTTTGTAAACCTGTTAATTCGAGACTATGTTGTTGTATTTGGTCTTCGTGTAGGCAGACGTTACTGTGGTTATGCTCCACCATCGTCTCCACCTTGGTTTTCATATTCACTTGCTGGATCTACATCTGGAATTTCACCAGTAGTGTCTTGTTGGCAGGTGCATGTGTTTTCGTTTCCTAGTATTTTGAAGTTGTTTGGATGTGTTGCATCTATATGTGCTAGGATTAATCCTATGATTGCACCTATGATTTGGCTTAGCATTGTTTCATCGATTGGTAAATTTAATCCTTTGCTTGCAAGTAGTGATATTGTGTATCCTGCAATCATCATACTTACATATTTTACAATTGTGGAAATGTTTCCTGTATAATTTGAATCATTCATTTTAAAACCACCTTTTGAAAGAGTTTAATATTTTTTGTGAATGGTGAAGGTGGGATTTGAACCCACAAAGAAAAGGTTTATAGTGTCTATATTGCATTATTATCCATTTTTTCCTTTTTTCTTTAACCGAGAGATAATTATTTTTTTAATAATTGACAGTATGTAACACACTGAGAGCCTAAATTTTAGTACCTATATTCATTTGAGAACTTTTAATCTATGATAGAAAACATCAAAAAATCAAAAAAAACTTTTGCAATATAACCTTATTATTTTTTTTTATATGTTGACTCCACCAAATTTTTATGTCAGAGGGTAAATGCATAATCATTAGATTATAAAAAAAATAAATCCCAAAAGTGAAATTATTTACTAAATTTAATGATTTTTTTTTCAAGGAAATACAATAAAATGAAAATTGAAAAAGTGTTAATTTTAACAGCAAAAAATATGATGCATGTTTGATATAAAAACCTGAACAGACAGTTAAACCGAATACAACATTAGGACGGAAATTTTTATGATTGATAATTTAACCAAGTAAGCTGCATACGAATGATTTTCCCACACCTTTTGCAGAAGATTTCATCGTGAAATTCATCGTAGTATGCTTCTTTGTTTTTACAATATTTACAATATATTCGTACCGTGTTAAAATTTTTATAATCATGATTACACATTTTCCCTCTTCACTAATCACTCTAATAAAAAAACAGTAGAAAAATAATAAAAAATAGGGTAAAATCCATATTTACCCTAGATAAAAACAAAAATTGATAATAAAGACAAAATTACTATCTAAAGAAGAAAACAAGCACATACCAAACCCTTATAGTAACAGAACAGTTTTACCATTTTGCAGTTAAACCAATTCTCCTGTACTCATTATCAATTTTTGCTTTTTCATCATCAAAGTCATCTCTTGCATGACCAGATAAACCTCCTGTTCCTACTCCCCAGGTACGGTTTCCACCACGCCATTTATATTTATGATAATATCGGAAGGCTGCATCAGCACATTGTTCCAACTTTGCAGAAGATCTACATTCACTACTGCAATATTTCTGATTTGCATGCGATTGCTGAAACATCTGGCCACAATACTTACACTTGACTTTTTTAGTTTTACGTGTTTTATACTTTTTATCTAATTCTTTTTTACTAAACTTCCTGCATTCATCACTACAATATTTCTCATTATAATGATTCTTACTGAACTCTCTTCCACAATATTTACATACTGCCATACTAGTTTCTTGCCTTTACATTTCTTTTTTGAACTCACTTAAATGCTCATGAACATACTCATAAGTGATTTGAGCAAAAATATCCACAGTGAACTTGAATTTACTGATGGGTTCGTAAAAAGCATTATCATAATGATTATAATCAGTATCTTCTAATAAGTACTCAATATAATTTAACACTGCTACTGTGGATAAGTGTAAACCTTCATCCTTAAACAGTATGCTCACTGAATCCATGATATTCCATTTCCAAGTATTCAGGATATTTCCTTTATTTTTAAATTCACATTCTTTAAATTTCATGTCTATTTAACTCCTGTAAATGAAACTGTTCATCTTCATTTAACTCAGACAATAAGTTTTCATACTGTCCTTTAATCACATGTAACTTTTCAATAGTTTCATTAATTTCAACAATTTTTTTCCTGTACTGTGCTTTTTGCACACGAATCGCTTGCAATTTCTGGTTTAACTCATTCATTCCGTTTTTCCTCCTTTTTTTGTTAATGCTTTAAACATTCTAAGAATAATCGCTTCTTTATTATTCAATTCTTTACAGGCATCTTCTAAAGTCAAATGCTTGTTATCATTGTTATCGATAATGTAGAAATCATTACTCAAAGTATAACGTTCAAACAT